CAGATCGCCGAGGATGCAGGGCTGGACGCGATCGCTCCGATGCAGGCGGGACGCGAGCGCAATGTCGCGCTCTTCAACACGGTGTCCGAGGACGGGAAAGCAATGGCGGCGACAGCGGAGGACTTCGCCAAGCCGTGGTTCCCCGTCTCGACGATGCACTTCGGGCTGACGCTCATCCGCGTGGAGTCGCTGCGAAAGATGGCAAAGCCATGGTTCAAGAGCGAGCCTGCACCCGATGGGTCATGGAACGATGGTCGAATCGACGACGACATCTACTTCTGGCGCAACGCAAACAAGCACGGGTGGAAACTCGGCATCTCGCCCAAGGTGCACATCGGACACATCGAGTGCATGATCTCGTGGATCACGCCCGACAAGGGCAAGGAGTACCAGTCGATGTTCTCGTGGCTGCGAGGTGGGAAGCCGTGGTATGTCCGCAACCGCGAGCAGGTGTGGCGAATGCCGACCTCGCTCCGACCCTCTGAAGCACAGGTATAGGATTCGGCATGGCAGTCGGCACCTTCGCGCTCATCACCCTGCAGGAGTTGAAGGATCACCTCGGGATCACGGGGGCAGGCGACGACACGCTTCTAGAGCGTGCCATCGACCGTGCGACCGCTCGCATCGAGACCTACATGGGGCGTAATGTCTTAGCACGCTCTTACGCGGAGTGGCACGGCGGGAACACTGTTCGAGCGATCCGCACCAAGCAGCACCCGATCAATAGCGTGACGGGCGTGTTCACGGGCATCCGCACCGCGTTCACGGTGTCAAGCACGGTGGCAAGCGATCTCCGTGTCACGGTCAGCGTGAACAGCGAGGCGGTCGGAACGGGTGCGCCGGGCCTGATGATCTCGCGCACGACTAGCGGTGGCGTGACGACCACGAGCACGCTCGCCTTCTCGACCTATCCCGATGTGACATCACTGGTCGCGGCGATCAATGCACTGACGGGCGTGTCCGCGAGCGTGATCTTCGCCTGCCGCACGGCGCAACTCCATCCCCGTGCAGGCGGTGACTGCCTGATCGGACCAGTGAACATCCACTGCGCCGAGGTCGGTGCGGAGTATGTGTACGAGAGCGACACGGGGATCGTGCACATCCAGTCCGATGCGTTCCCGCTCGGCGATACCTACCTCGCTCGGTTCCCGGCGGCGTACCAGTCGGTGCTGATCGAGTACACGGCGGGGTACTCCGCCACGCCTGACGATCTGAAGGAGGCGTGCTGCGAGGTCGCGGCGATGCTGTTCCAGACCCGCAAGCAGGACCGCAGCCTGTCGAGCGAGAGCCTCGGCGACTACTCGTACAGCAGGGCGACGATGGCAGAGGTGAACGAGATGCTCGCCTCGCTGCTGAACAAGTACCGGGAGGTCACTTGAGCGGAGTGCGGAGCATGGTGGATCGCTTCGGCGTGTCCGTCACCCCGTTCACCCTGACCGACAACACGGTGGACTCGGGCGGCGCGGTGATCCGCTCGTGGACGGCTGGCACGGCGTTCACGATGTTCCTACAGCCTGCCATGCCACGCGAGTCGGTGATCGCAGGCGCAAGGCGTGCCACTCTCGACGCTCGCGGGTACTGCGACATCTCGGTGACGCTGACAACGGGGATGCGGATCTCGTTTTCGAGCAAGGTGTACGAGGTGCTCGGCTTCTACACTCCCGACTTCCGCGAAACACCTGATCGGCTCGCGTACCAGATCGTGTCGCTGCAGACGGTGGAGGGCTTGGCGTGAAAGCGAGTCATTCATTCAATGCAGATCGTCTTCTCGGATACTGCAAGTCTGGAATCTATGAGGGACTCAACAGACTCACCCTTGAATACCAGAAGAACATGAGGAAGACACTGAGCAGCAAAGGATCTGGTAAGCAGTACAGAGGCGGACGAAAGCGAAAAGGACGGCTCCGTGCAAGGTCTTCGCCGGGCGAGCCTCCTGCTGTGGACACTGGAGAACTTCGCAGAAGTGTCACGGCCTCACGAGACTTCGATCAGAACCAGTTGAAGATCAGGATCACCGGTATCAAGTGGTACGGGATCTATCTCGACAACCCATCGGCAGGAGGCAACAAACCAGCGAAGGTCGCAGCGCGACCGTGGATTGACAGAAGTAAGCCGCCGAAGGATCAGATCGAAAAAGTCATGGGTGCTTATCTATCGAGGGCAGTCAGGCGGTTCGTGACAGATGCGAGACGAGGAGTTGTGACGTGAGCCAGATCGTCCTCACAAGCCTCTACAACGAACTGACCAGCGCGACAGGCGCAGGCACGGTGTTCCAAATCGTCGGCGGTCGCATGTACCAGATCGAGGCACCGCAGGGTGTGGCCTTGCCTTGCCTTGTGTTCAGCATCAGCGGTAACGAGACCGAGATCTTCATGGGCACGGCGGTCAAGTCGCGGCAGGAGATGACCGCGACCTTCGTCTTCTTCTTCAAGCCTGACTCAGCCGCCGCTGTTGCTACCGCGATGACTGCTGAGGCCGCGCTCTTCACGCTCCTGAACCGACAGTCGCTGCCTCCGTCGGATGCGTCATATACTTCCATCGACTCGTATGTCTTGACACGCGGCGTGCCTGACATTGGCGAGGACTTCATCACGGTCGAAACCACCTACCGCATCATCGCAATAAAGGACACCTAAACATGGCAGCAATCAGCGGCACAAACGGCAATGTCTCGCTCTCAGGCGCAGTCGGACTCATCAAGTCGTGGACAGCCAATGTCGCGCCTGCGGAGATCGACATCAGTGCGTTCGGCAGCGTCGGAAAGCAACGGCTCAACGGCATCCTCGACATCACGGGCACGATCGTGGCCATCATGGACAACGGCAGCAGCCCGTTGTCAACCTCGTCATGGTTCGTGGTGACTTCCACGGGCGCAACGGCGACGCTGACGGCGGAGTCCGGCAACACGATTGCCTTCAACGCGCTCATCCGATCGTGCGACATGTCGGTTGATGTGAACGGCGAGGCGAGCGTGACCTACAACTACCAACTCAACGCACCGTCAAATGCAACAAGTTACGCCGCCTGCGTAACGACGACTTGGTCGTGATCGACTTCTTCGCCAAGCGCGAGACACCCGACGACTGGCGCGTCGAGTGGGTCAAGGACGGAGGATCGGACGGGCGATGGGTGCAGGGCAACATCACGCGGCAGGCGGCGATCGAGGCGGCACTGCGAGCGGCGAACATCTTTGACAAGAGCACGGTCTCCTGCGTTACTATCCGCAGACGCAAGGAGATCACGAGATGGACAAAGCCCACAAGACGCGCATGGTAAAGATCGGGCGGCACACGCTGTCGCTGCTATCGGCTCGGGACTTCATGGAGATTGGCGAGGCGCGATGGCACTCGATCTCGCAGCGCACACTGGAGATGCTGACCGACTCACGAGCCGAGCCTGCACAGCGGGTCGAGCAGATGAAGGCGGTCTACGACCTGCGCGACCGCACGACCACGCTCGCGCTGCAGCACGCAGCAACGATCGAGGGCGCGTTCGATGTCATCGAGCACGCATGTCAGAAGGTCAAGATCGACCCGAGCGAGGACTTGGCAGCGATGCAGCCCGAGGCCGTGATCCGTGCCGCGCTGGCACTCCTGTCGGTCGATGTGGACGGGGAGACCGACTCGGGAAACGGGTGAAGGCGACGGGCGACACGGACTGGTATGCGCTCGCCGCCTTCATCTGCAAGTACGCGCCGGGCTTCGGCGACCCGCTCGACATGCCGCTCGACCGACTGATCGCCACAGCCGATGCAGTGTCTGCAATGGTGAAGCGGGAGGCGGACGCGATGAACGGGCGCATAGGATAAAGCGATGGCAGAAGCCAACCCCATGATCGAGATCGGTGTCAGTGCAAACATCGACAAACTCAAAGACGCACTGCAGAAGGCGGAACAGAAGGTCGAGACCACGACTCAGAAGATGGCCAAGCAAGCGGAGGCCGCTGCCGCGAAACTCGATGCCAAACTTGCGGCACAGGCTGCGGCGATCACAAAGACAGCCACAAAGCGGATTCTGTCCCTCGAAGATCAACTGGACGACGCGAAAGAGCAGATCGCAAAGCAGGCAGCGCAGTATGGTCAGAAGATCGCATCAGCGGCTTCACGGAGCAAGATCGAGATTGCTGCGCTCAAAGAGGAGATAGACAAGTTCCGCATCGTCAATGAAGCGTTCCGAACGGACGCAGCGAAGCCGATCCCGTCTGTGGTCCAGAGCGGACAGAAGCCTGCCGAAGATGCAGGATCATCGGCGGCTCAGGGCTATCTCAGACAGTTCAACGGAGTGTTGAGGGCAGCCGGGCCTGCGGCGATTGCTCGCGGATTGACTGAGGGATTCAGTCAGGCAGCACTTGAAATATCAAGGGGTGAAGGCGCAGACGTTGTGGCGAACTCTTTTGTCGATTCTCTGTCGAAGAGTCTCAAATCGGTGCCGATTGCAGGCACGCTTGGTCAAGCGATCGAGGACTTGGTGTATGGGGACAGGGCGAGGCAGGAAATCTTGGACAAGCAGCAGGCAGATACTGCAAGGATTGCAGACGAAGCGATTGCCACTCGTGAGCGTCAACAGCAGAGACTGCAGCGGCTTGCAGAACTGCGAGCACGCACGATGACAATGCAGGAGGACCGAGCGACTGGGACGGATGAGATAGCACGCATGAGACTTGAAGCCACGAGGCAGCAAAGACAGAACGACGAACAAATCAGGATCAAGCAGGAGCAGATCAAGCGGCAGGAAGACTTGATGTTCAGCGGTCAGCCTGTGGCCAAAGCAGCGATCCTCGATGAGATTGCACTACTGAAAAAGGAGCAGCAAGCCTACAGGGAACTGAACGAGGAAATACAAGCAGGACTCAACAGCAGGATACAAGAGATCGCGCACGCGGATAAGGCAGCGCAGATGGTCGAAGAGAAGAAGAAGAAAGAACACGAAGCAGCCGAAGCAGCCAAGGCTGCAGAGCAGGCAGCAAGATCAAAGCGAGAAGCCGACATCAAGGCAGTGCAGCAGACGGGTAAGGCACGCGAGGACGCAATCGCGGCCCAGATCGCCGCGCTGCAGGGACAATCGCCAGCCGCACGCGCCGCCTCGATCGGCGCACTGACGCAGCAGTTCGCAGGCAACATGGGCGGCAACATCCAGACCGCGCTCGGTACATTCCGAGGCGGCGGCGCAGCGGTCGCCGATCGAGCGTTCCAGGAGGCGAAAGCGCAGACTGAGAAGCAGGAGAAGATCGTGAAACTGCAGGAGGAGATGAAGCGGCTCCACGAGGAGACGAACCGCAAGATCGACGCGATGAAGGGACCAGCCTAATGCCAGCCACAGCGATCGAACTGCAGTCGAGCAGGCAGTACAACCATAACAAGGGCAAGCCCACGGCTGTCCGCGAGTTCATCGTCATCGACGCAGCGAGCGAAGCGGATGTGCTCGCGCTGTTCGGCAGCACACTGCCACAAAAGAACGACCTCTACCCGAACACGAGTGCGTTCATCTATGACCTTGTGGCTCGTGACTTCTCGATCCAAAAGGTGCCTGAGCACCCGAAAGCGTTCCGCATCTCGTTCACCTACGAGCCACAGGGC